CTAATCTCAAATACCATTCTGGAACAACTTATGTTCTATTACGGACCACACGTCAGCGATCTGAAAACATCTGTCGGCTTCGAGCGCAACTATGGCCCATTCAGGGTGTTTGATACAACACCTGAAGAGACCATTCCATGGCTGCTGGAATCACAACTGACAGGCGTCTCCGCGATGGCGTCAAACATTACAATCAAACCAACAAAGCAACCACCCTTTACTCTACGGGTGCCTTTGCCGATCATGTTCAAGAACAACTTTGGACAACTAGCACTATACGAAGATGTACCAGAATTTCATCTTTATCTCACCAACCAAGACGACGTCAGTCGCTTTACGTGGGATTACTTCTCAAAATGGCGCGGCCGTCGCATCCATTCCTTAAACGACGGTGGCACTATGGACTATGCATTGATCGACCTGGCGGTTCAAACTAAAACCGCGGGCGGCATGCAAACGGAAGCCACTGATCTATCGGGCGCCGGCATTTGCTGGCTGACCGATGAAGCTGAGAAGAAAGTACAACCTTATGATGGTAACATCATAGAGGAGTACATTCTACCCGGCGATACAGGCCTCATCACCGAGTCCATTAACATGACAGCCTATTATGCACGTTTCGGTTCAACCGAGCTGCTACCAGCGTTTTCAGAGTTCCTGGAATTACCCATGGGCTGGTTCATCCAGCCAGCCGAGCGCGTGGTTGATTTCATCTGCTCTGTAAAGGGACTCACTCTGCAAGAGCGAGTCATCTTCACCCCGGTCATCGCATTGTGTCACAACTGTTCCCGCTATACGCGCATAACAAAGCAGGAAGCGCCAATAGACAAGATGCGATACGTCAAAGCCCTGCTATTTCCAAAGGCAACATGATCCTACTACTCAAAGTACAACATCGACGTTTGGCGGTACCTGCTCCTCTTGGGGCGGCCGCCTACGCCGTGACTGAAACCAACACAACGGTAACCATCCTATTCGCCATGCTGCGCAAAGGAGATTCGGGACTGGACACTTATAATCGTGTCACTCACGATTTTTCAGCATACGGATGGCTTCCCGTAGCTGCCCGTCCTGAACATCAATTCGCCTCCGCCTTCGGCCCTGATGATTTCGTATCTTACGACTTCGTCCTCGATGGCGAAAACAACTGGACACCAGCTAATGCGAACGTCACCGCATTTCTGGAGGCGATGCAGGCGGTACAAACTCTCCCAGTTTCACCACCGTCAACACTTGCAGTGAGTTTGTCATCCCTGAAGCCGCGACAAAAGGCCGCCAAGGCTGCCTGAAAAACCCGCCCTGGATGACTGTGGCATGTCATCCAGGGCTCACTTTCATCATTATGAACGAAAACATTCTAACACAGTACGCTACACCTCCCACTAATCAACCCCCAAAAACAGCGTGGTTAGTGGCGCCACCAGCATCTGGATCAACCTGGCTTTCACGCATGTTGATCTGGTCGTTTAG